GTAGAATGGCTTGTTGCATTGTGCGAGCAATAGCCATATCCATTTTCTTTAATTCAGCCTTGAAATTAATATCTTCAAGAACTGGATATCCCATTGGAACAGCAAAAGGTTCGTAATCTTGCTTTTTATAAAATACAGATTTAAATCTTTCTGGATTAAGAGAGATTCTCAATGAGCCAATCTTAGAAGTTTTAATAAGATGCTGTGTATTAGCATCGAAACTGTCAAAAATTTGTTGATCTTCTTCTGTAGTAATAACTCTCAATCTGCTCAACTCATATTCGCTAAGAACTTTATAATATTGACCAGTTAAATACGAAGTTCCGCTAGAAAATTGAATGTCTACAGGATTAATAATAACATAACGAACTGGAATCTTTACGCCAGAAAGATTTAGCGGACCTCTTCCCAATAATTGAACTAATCTATTTGTATCTTCTTCTTGAATAACTCCTTCGAAACGATAAATAAATACATTTCCTGAACGATAATATTCTCTGAAAAATCTATCTTGGAAACTCCAAAGATTAATTTTCTTAAACAATGCTTCGAAGAAATCTCGCGACTTTTTCGTGCCTCCTTGAAAGTATAAATTACTAACAGAAAACTCTGTCATCAAATCGATGACGTTTCTAAATTGAGCGAAATTATAATAAGCTTTTTGACATAAAATAGTAGCATCTTTAATGTCAATTGTACTTCTATCAGCAAAATTTGTACGAGTATATTTAAATGGCATCAAGCCATCATCAATATTCTTAAACTTATCTGTTCTTTCTATAGATCCAGCTTTGTTTCTTCTCATGCTTGTAGAAGAAGAAGCTGTTGAAACCATTAAAGGCTCTGTTTCTTGAGATTTAAGTTTTGATTTCATTTTAAGCTATCCACTTTCTTATCGCCAATACATGATAAGTTACACCATTTACAGTTAATTGTTGAACATATAATTGACCAGTTGGAACAATCGCAGAAGCTGGAATAGATCCATCGTTCTGAGTATGTATACCTGTTTCAATATTAAATTTCGCGCCACTCTTAATAGTAAAATTAGAATCTTTATATAAAGTTTCTTTTGATCCGCTCTTTATTTCTAAAAATGAACCGCTATTTAAATTAATATATGATTCATTATAATCTGAAACGCCGCTTAATTGAGCTACATCAGCATCTGATAATTGAAGTGAATTTGTTCTAAGTATTAAATCGTTTCCAACGCCAGATACATAAACATCATTATAAAAAAATGATTGACCATTATTACTAAATGAAGCGCTAGTTGAAACGCCTAAAGAAGAAGTTACTTGAAGCGATGCGCCAGTTGTATTTCCTAATAAAGCTACGTCTCCTGAAAAAGTGGTTTTAGTGGCGAATGCTTGACCTGTGCCACTAAAGATAATATTACCGCTATTAAAGGATACTCCGCTATTAAAGTTTGTTATTCCTGAGAAGTAATTTGATCCTGCATAATAATTAGTTCCAGAAAAATTAGCGCCTCCAGAAAAAATATTATTTCCAATTAAATATGTATTTGTAGTTCCACCTGCGTTTGTTCCAAGACGCACATCACCTAAAGATTGGAAATTTCCGCTAAAAACAGTATTAACAACTCCGACGCTTAAAGTGTCAGTTACAACTATTGGATCGTTAAAAGTAGTTGTTGAGTTAAATGTCGCCGCCGCATCAAATCTAGAAGTTCCAGAAAATCCAGCAGCGCCAGAAATAGTAAAAGTATCTTCTAAAATAACTGGATTATCAAAAGAAACATCTCCATCGAATCTGGCGGTTCCTGTTATATTTAAAGTTCCTAGGCCAGTTATATTTCCAGATACTAATAATCCAGAAGCTATTTGAAAATCTTCTCTAGCGTAAGAAGTATCTTTTAAATCAGCCGCCCCGCTAACCGTAAGAGAGTCGTTAAAGACAGAAGGCTTGGAAGTATAAACCGTAGCTCCTGTGCTTGACACACCTAAAGCTCCAGTAATATAACTCCCAATCTCGCCAGACTTAATCTGCTTTAAACCTATAAGACTTTGCGGCATTTTTATTAATTACACCTTTTTATATCATTCTTGGCGAAAAAGTAGAGACTTCTTTTATTTTTGATGATGCTTCTATCTCAAAATAAAACTTTGTCGCCCAATTTGCTAACATTAAAGTAGTATAATTATCTTTTCTAGCTCTATTAGGAGACATGTCTCTTTTTAGATGTTGAGGTAGATCAAAGGACTGAGATCCTTTGGCGGAAGATTTTACTTCTATTAACGCGCATTGCTTTTTCGTTTGATATATAATATTATCTTGGAATTCAATGAAATCTAAAATAGATTCATGACCTACAATATCTAAATTAACATGACAAGAACTTTGTATATCAAAAGCTTCGTTATTAGCAGAAGTTCTGGAAGCGAACCAAACTTTTTTGTGATCAATACAAGCTTGCAAATAGTTATTAGCTTTACGAATAAAATCTGTAGTAAAGTTTTGTTTGAAACAAATATGTCCTTTTTCTAAAGTATATTCTCTTGCAGCTTTGCGAGTCATGTTTATATATTCATTTCCTTCAAGAGACGTATCGGCTTCGAAAAATCCTAAATTAATATTAGACTTCTTAAATAGTTCGCTTTCTCTTGCGCTATCAATAAACTGATAACCAGCATTATCAATACATATCATTACGATATTAAAATTCGTCATTAAATAATGCAAATAATTAATATGAGCTTTTAAATTTCCGCCAGCAACTGCATATCCATGAACTAATGTTCCTTGTTTACGTTCTTCATCTAATTCGAAAACAGACATAGCGAAATAGTCAGAACTTGGACTATTAGAAAAGCTTGGGTCGATTCCTAATATATATTTAGTATTAGATTTTCCTTTGATTAAAGTATACGGAGCTTCTCCATCAGGAATTGTACATTCATGCATTTTCTTTGCACTAAAATATCCATCGCTACCATCTGTAAATTGAGCGCAGTATTCTCGCAAAAATGAACTGTGAGAAGTGCCGCCGTTTTGAGCTTCCTCAATAACGGTATTATCAATCATGTGCGTTGGTAAAGCTTCATAACTCATTTGAGCTATAAAGTATTTAGCGTCGTTCTCTTCATTGGAATAAATTTTATCGTTCCATTCTTTATAAGTTTTATATAAATTCTCAAATGTAAAAGAAGCTGAAGAAAGAGCAATCATTTTTGAGGTATTTGGAAATACCATTCTTTCTTCTTCTTTCATGAGTCCATCTTTAATCAACTTATCTTCAATTTCTCGTATTTCCATACGCTCTTTCATGTTTTGAGGAGCGACAAGGAATGGCATCAATACATTTTTAATAATATCTTCTGGAAGCAGTAGATATTCGTCTAGTAAAAGAATATTGGCGCGAAAACCACGAATCTTTTCTCCGTTGAGAGGAATAGCAGTAATAGAACCTCCGTTAATTTGCCATTCGTATTGATCGTTACGTTTAGCTTTCACGCCAAAAGCTTGTTGAAGAAGTTCGCCGCCTTTTGAATCGACAATCTTCTCTAAATAATTAAAAATAAAACGCGCAGTTCTAAAAGTTGGTCCAGCAATTAGAATTTTAGTATTAGGTTCAAATACGCATTGCAAAAAACAAAATACGCCACCAAGGAATGTTTTACCGCAACCACGACCAAGAACATTCATGCAAAAATTACGATTCATCATACCTTTAAGAATCATCTCTTGGTATGGCGCGAGTTTTATTCCTGACAATAACTCAGTTGTAAATCCAATATTGTTTCTTAGAAATTTAGCAAGAGTAATACGAGCTTCTTTATCATCAAGTTCTCCTTTAAGAAGCTTATACTCTTCATTTAAATCAGGAAATTCTGCTTTATATTTATCTGGACAGTAAATCATAACTTCTTTATATCATATAATAACTGAAGATCGTAATTTAATGATATATCTTTATTAACAAAGATTTTCTCTATTACTCTTACGCATTCTTCTCTGCCGTCTACAAATAAAAACTGCACATTCTTATATGTAGTCATTAATGTCCGAACTTTATGAAATATAAAATCAGGATTTACTTTTGTATTTCTAGCTATATATGGAAGATAGTTAAATCTTAAACACGTTGCTAAATCATTCTCAACTATCACAACAATAGAACTATTGTTCTCTGCGGCTCTTTCTATCTCCCGGCAAAATCTATCGTATCCTGCGGCCAAAGTTCCAATAAAATCTTTTAACGACTTTCTTTCGATAAAAGTATTTCCAGATATGTCTAAATTTTCAAAACAATAATCTCCAAAATCTAATTTCTTTACTTGAGTTAGCCTAGAAAACTCTAAAGGCTTTTGTTCTCTTGTATCTACATAAATACAATAATTATCAACTATGTTGTCAATTAAAATTAAATGTTTTGGATTTAAAAACTTCTTTTCAAAACCGTTATTATCGCAATAATCATAATAATCACCAATAACAGTTTCTAAAAAGTTAATACTAGGAATTCCAGAAGACTTTAACTCGACTTGAGAAAATGGATATATAGATTTCTTTTTCTCTTGGCGTTTTTGTAATAATCCTTTGCAATAATCTCCAACTATTTTAGGGTCTGAAGACTTTGCCCACTTTTTAAAGTTTATCTTTGAATTAAAATCAGATTCGAAATACTGATCTTTGTTCTTGAATTCAATAATTTCACCAGTTAACAAGTCCTTGCGAGGATAATAATGCTGATAGTAATCTGATACTGAGATTTTATGAGATTTTAAATGAGCGTGTAAACTTTTGTCATTATCAAAATCTTTATTACAGAATTTACAATTAACCATTTAATATCTCCTGTTTAGAAATGCCTAGTATACGGCACTTTAATTCGTCCATACCTTCTAGCTTTGTAATTTCTTCGTCCAACGTTCTCTTTCGCATTTCTGCTAATTTGATCATCTTTACTCTAGACTCTTCTTCTTTCCAAGCTTGAATAAGATTTACGATACTAGCATTTTGCTTGATTTGACTGCCTAATCTATCAGAACGTTTTGTTTTTAGATCATTAACAAGTTTTTGTTGACGACTGACGCATTGATTATATTCTTGCTGCGCCGTATTAATAGATTCAACAAGACCCATTGAAATTCTAGCGTCATTATCTGCGGCTCCTTCTAATAATCTCTGCAACTTTTCTACTCTTCGTTGAATGCTAGAAGCAATAACAACTTCAGAAGACAGTATAATATATTGATCTACTTCTTCTTCTGTAAGATCGTTTTTGTCGTATGTATAACGAACAAAAGAGCTTTCAAAAAGATCTCTATCAACATTGCTGTC